GTTTTAACAAATTAAAAATTAAGTTCAATAAATGTTCTAGTAATTTAGCTCAATAATTCAATTCACAATAATCCATTCCGAGTGATAAAGTTATCATAGTAGGATCTGCAGTAGCCCAATCAAATGTACCAAAGCCAGTTTCTTTGATGAAAGCGCCTTTGATAACCCACTCGGAAACTACGTCTCCAACTGGACCCAATATTGTCAAGCTACAGTCTTTCTTATAGAAGTCAGAGTAACCATCGCGGCCAGTTACTGACTCGTGATGTAATCTCACCCATTCCATTACGGCTTGTTGGCCTGATGGAGATATTGGACTGTATAATTCTAAGGCGATGTCCTTCCACTCTGCTTTACCTTTTAACTTACGATAAACGTTGATGTGTTCGATTTTGATCTCACCTAAAGTAACGCCTGGAGCATCAGCTTTTTTGATCAAATATGAAGGGATACCGTCTATATAGAATACGAAGCGATTCTGAACAATTGGTTCAAAGCTTGTAAACATTATTTCCGCAGGATCTAAAATTGGCATTTGTTCTTATTTTATATAAATATCTGTGATCTAATTATTTAGAACCTTTGAAAGCAGATGGTTTAAGCTTTTTGTGCATTAAAGTAACGTCAGCCTTTTCGTCTGGGTGTTTGCTTCCTGCTGCTTTTAACGCAGATGGAGCTACTAACTTCTTGATTAACTTTGTATCAGCTGCAGTATCGTCGTGCTTTTTTGTTTCTTTGATCTTGTGCTTGCGCTCTTCCATCTTCTTCTTTTCTTCAACTTTGCGCTTTCTTTCTTGCATTCTACTTGCGTCCTTAACGATTTCTCTATTTGGAGTCAAAGTACGGAATTTTTCAATTTCAGTAGCTTCTTTCATCTTCTTCTTAGTTTCACCCAAAGATTTCTTAGCGCTTACTTTGTTAGTATACGCGTCGTCTTTAACGAAAGCTTTTCCTTTGTGAGCTCCACCGCCTTTTTTAGGCTCTTTGTCCGTATGCTTTGCAGTTGGTTTTGGAGTCTTAGCTTTTTTGCTGTAGTCGTCCTCTTTAGCAAATTTATTGCCTTTGTGACCAACTTTAGGTTCTTTTCCAGCAACTTCTAATAATGCTTTTCTAAGAGCTGATTCGTATAAAGCTTTAGGAACTTTGATTCTAATTAATGTACTATTTTTCATTATAGTTGTTTGTTATAGTTTATTATTGGGCAAATGTTGCGCCAGTTGGTAAAATGTTGAAGTCTAATTGGATAAATTCAGCCACTCTTGTAGGTTGTAAGTAAATGCTACCCACTAAAATGTTTCTATCGATTTGGTCAGGAGTGTTGTTAGTGCTGTCCATAATTACTTGGAAAGCGTACAATCCTTGCTTTTGTTGTACTGATTCTAAGTACGGGTTAACTTGGTTAACAAATTTGTTCCAAGTAACTTGAGTATTAGGTTCGAATACCAAAGTTTGACCAATTTGTCTGATGTATCTTTTCAATGAGATCAATAATCTTCTTACGTTTACTCTGTCCAATGCAGTTGCTTTCGCTTGCAATGTCTTTTGACCGTAGATAACCGTACCAACTCCTGTAAAGGTAGCAATTGGGTTAACTTTCGCAGCGTACAAGTTGTTTCTATCTGTAAGAGATAATCTTCTTTCAGGTTGTAAAGCCGTAGCCAAACCACCTCTATTTAAACCTGCTGGTGCCCACCATTCTGCAGCAATCTTATCGTTGTACTCGTATACAGCTGGTACTAAAACTGAAGCTGGTATAAAGTTCATTCTTCCTGTCTCTGCAGATTTGATTTGAATCCAAGGCCAATAAGTAGCGCCGTAAGAGTTATCGAAGCTTGTAGCCGCGCTAGTTACGGTAGCCAATTGTTGATTGTATCCAACCAAGTCTACCACTGAAATACTATCACCTCTTGTGCTTGATAAAGTCAATAAGTTGTTGATTTCTGTTGGAGCATTTTGGTTGTTTAAACCTGGTGCGTATATGATATTGAAGTCGTACTGATCTTGGTTAGCTAATAAGCTAATAGCTGTATCGTAGTCAGGACCGTAAACTCCTTGAATATTGCTTGTTGGGCTAGAATAAATTGATGTTACTGTAGGAATATTCTCAAACATGTTTAACGCAGCTTGACCGTAAGATCCCCAATACTGACCAATTGCACCGCCGAATCCACCGTTATAAGATCCTGAACCAGATTGAGGTAAAGAAGCTGTATATTGGTTTTGAGGTTTACCAGTTTGATCGAAGTAGTTAGGAGTTGTGTTAACAGAAGCAACGTATACATACTTAGACTTGTTAGCGTAGCTACCAGTGTTTTGTAAGTAATAAGCTCCTGTACTTGCGTCCTGAGTCAATGTTTGATATTGATCACCGATTACGTAAGAGATAAAGTTAGTTTGATTTGGATCTAAAGATAGATTTGACCAGCTTTCTAATACGTTCTTATTGTTCTCGTAGTCATCACCGCGTCTGATATTCAATGTAAATGTACCAGATCCAGTGTTGTATCCAACGATCTCCCATCTAACGTTAGCAGCAGATCCTGAAATTAAAGAACCTTGGTTACCTGATGCAGTAGCGTTGTTCATGATTGTACCAACTGAAAGGGTATTCAATTGGAAAGCTTGAGCTCCACCTGTAGAAGCTACGCTCGCTGTTGCTACCGTGTAAGAACCTGAAGCTACTCTTGTTACTAATAAAGACGCACCGCCTTGGTTGAAATAGTTCAACGCAGCAACGCTTGTTAAATATTCTAAAGTAACACCTCCAGAAACGAAGGTAGAACCGAATATTTGCTTGTATTGTGAATAAGAAGTTACTAGAGTTGGGTTGTTTACCGGTCCTAATACTGTTGGACCTACGATAGCTGCACCTGCAGTTATTGGTCCCGCTGTTATCTGTGTTTGATCGTTCTCGTTTAAGAAAACGCCTGGACTAATGAGTGTTTCGGCCATTTAATGTTATTTTTTAGCTACTAATAAATATAGACCTATTTATCAAAACACTTTATTGAAATTCTCCGGTATTAATATTTATGGAAACTGTTCCGTAAGTATCTTTTAACTGTTGGAAGAAATCGAACTCTCTTGATCTAATGTCTTTAATTTTCTTGGTTAAATCGTCTATCTGAAGTTCTAAGATGGTCTTTTGGTAATTTAATTCTCCTAACGCCGATGCTACCTCTAAGGCGTCCTGTTTTAAGAGGTTCAATCTTGCTAATTCGTCCTCTGTAATTTTACTTGCTTCTGGCATAACTGTGTATTATAAATATGTAAGAAAAACGGCCCGCTAGTTGCGAGCCATTAATCTGGGTGTATTAATCTTCTGCTGTTACCAACTTGAAGAAAGTGGTTAAAGCGCTGTCCGATTTTGTTTCTTCGAATTCTGACAATTTAAAGTCTCTGAAGTCCAAGTCTTTGTCTTCGTTTAAGAAGTTGTTCCATTCTGTTTGGAACTCGATGAACTTAGGGTTAATGTCTCCGCTTACTGGTTTACCGTCTGCGTCTTTAACAACATTGATAAACTGTTGAATAGCGATGTTTCCTTGTTCGTCCTCTTCTCCGTACTTTTTGATTAGGTCTTGTCTAATAGCTTCGCACGCTTCTTTTTCAGCTACAGCTTTCTTAGCCAATTCTTGTAACCAGTACTTTGTAGTTACTTTTAATCTTTCTAATAACAAACCGTTGGAAACTTTCTGTCCAGTTTGTTGATCTATAACTCCGTTTAATTCCGCTTCCAAGCTATAGAACTCGTAAAGCTTTAACGTGATTTTTGCCATATACTATTTCTTTTTTGTTTTTTGGTTAGATTTCGCTGTTATCTTAGTTGCTTTAGTTTTTATGTCTGCAACTTCTTCTTTTACTTTCTTAGTCGTTTTTTTAGCTTCTGCTAAAACTTTCTTTGCGTCAGAGCTTGCGATAGTCTCAGCTTTTGTAATAACTTCTTCAACTTCTTTTGTTGCGTCTTCTACAATGTTAGAAACTTGATCGATTTTTGACTTGAATTCGTTTTCGAATTGGGAGATTTTAGATTTGGTCTTATTATAGATAACGTATCCTGCCAAAGCTACAAGAGCAATAATGATAATAGTGATCATAAATTATATTGTTGTTTATGTATATAAATATACGAAAAATTGAATAAATTAGGATTTTAATCTTTTTGGTATCTTCTTATCATATAGTTGTGAAATGCCACGTATTCGTCCACAGTATGGGATCTGAATCTGTAGTTGAATCTTTCCGAACCCACAAAAGAGTCAGGTTTGAATCCTGGCTCTGTGGCCAATACGTGAGTGTCTACGTGAGGTTGATCTTCGAAGGTCGTGTACTTTAGATCGTGCATTAGTAGTTTTCCTAGGGCCAAATCCTCGGGTAATTTTATGTCAAGATAATCCTGCTTGTGTTCTATTACCTTTTCTACTGTGTCCCTTGATAAGTAGCTGTTGAACCCAGTAACGAAGAATATCTCTGTGTTGTACATGTTTCTTGTACCATCGTAGATTCGTTCCTTTCTAATAGAGTTAAAGTATTTTACCATTGCTTCGATGTCTATGTAAGACGTATTGCATATTCTTAGTATGAAGTCGAATTCAAAGTGCTTTAAGCAGTATTCGTAAGCTAGCATCATTTTCTCCCCTCTTGGATCGAAATAAGGTCCATTGCCATCGTTTGCTCCGACTAACATTCTATCGTCGTCGAACATTAGAACTTCGCCCCTTGCAGGAATGCTTGGAAATCCTGTAACTGGTCTATCGTCTATGTCGTAAGCTCCATAGTAGTGGATACACTTAACATCGGGGTGTTTATAAAGTCCCCATGTAGTTCTCGATAAAGCATCTATTTGAGAATAGTTGTGAAAAATAGTTGCTTGATTTAAAATAATAATTTTTGCCATATATTGAGTTATTTGATTCCTAATTGTATCATTTCTTCGCTTATTGGAAGAAAGTGTAATCCTTTGCCACCGTGAATAGAAGGAAAACCGTGATTGTCTTCTTCGTAATTAATTTTAAACGCTCCGACTTCGTGAATGTGATCTGCGCTTTTAAACGTATCAAAAGCTACTACGTTCCATAAGCTGTGAAAGTAATCCAAGAATATTGGTAGATTAGAAGGAAATACGTCTCTTACCACATCGTCTATGTATTTTTTATTTTCTTCTGTGTATTTTTGCTTTAGTTTTTTTATGTTCATGTAGTGACCGTGTTGTATCCACGTTACAAGTTCGTTTTTGCTAAAATTGAATTTGCTCTTCATCTTCTCTTCTTCCATCCAATCGCTCCATGGAGTCAATCTTCCGCAAACGTCCACATCGTAGTCTATTGGAATTTGTGTTATTGGATACCAATCGTCAGAGCAGTTAACGACTACGTCCATATTTTCAGAGGGTAAAGAAACAAACTTATCGAACCACAGATGAGAAAATTTCATGTACTCTTCTCGTTTGCTTTCTTGTTCTGGTACGTTTAAGATGCATTTGGCCATGTAAGGACTGTCCTCTATAAAAAGATAGTCGATCGTAGTTATGTTGAATTTACTTTTAATTATATTAACAAAGTCGTTTTCGTATTCTGTAACCGAGTCTTTACTCAGCCCTGCAATTACTAACACTACTTCGTTGTCCGGATACACGGATCTCAGTCGCTTCATTGCTTCGAATATAGATAACTTATTCGTGTGCCAAACTTGATAGTAAAATCCTACGTTTTTCATTTCTTTATGTAATAGTTTTCCAATACTAGCCCGTCCATTTGGGTATTTTCAAGCATCCATATTGCATCTTTATAACTATTCAAGATTGGCTTTCCGGCGATGTTAAAAGAAGTGTTTAACAAAACTCCGACCTTGGTCTTGTCTTCCATAATGGTTAACATGTTGTACAATAATTCGTTCTGTTCTTTGGTCACAGTTTGAACTCTGGCCGTACCGTCCACGTGTGTTATAGCTTTTAGAACGTCCCTGTACTCCTCTCTAACTTTTGGACAATAACTCATCCACTTGGACTCTTGATCGAACTCGAAATATTTGTTTACGTCTTCCAATCTAACTATGGGCGCAAAAGGTCTGT